ATAGTAGTTCCGTCTGTGTTGCCGGTTACATCAAACGATGCATTATCGCTCGCGTCGTAGGCACAGGCATGGGGCTTATCAAACACGGCTGAATCAGCCCACGCAGTTCTACTCAAGGTACCGGTTGTCCAGATAGGCCGTTTAAACATTTTTGATTCTACATAATTATAAGTTACTACTCGATCCACTACGTCTGAGCCAGCGCTGCAATAGAACCATTGGATTTCTCCAAACAAGTTATTTAGTCCACAGTTAACCAGGTCTTTAGGTGTGGAATTTAAAGAGTCATAAACATAGTCTTCCACTAAACAAGGCATCGATCTTAATTGGCCATCGTACATAAAGAATCCATTCTCGGACATCCAGTAGGAAGTACCATCAACCTCAACGCATGCATTTTTTCCTAGAAGACCGCAGTTGGTTCCTGCCTGCTCAAAGGAGAAAGTAAACGGTTGGCCTACGAATCTCATTAAAAATAAAGAAGTATCGGTCCACACATAAATGGCGTCCCGACCTCTCTTCGCCCCCATAATTACTGAGCCAGCTGCTAGTCTTTGCGTACCTGCTGTATTATTGGCTGTAACGGAATAGGAATCAGTACCAGTAATCTCTTCTTGGTTGGACCATCGAATAAACATGTCGTCCTGGGTTGCTGCTGTTCCCACAGTTGTTTCCGTTCCAAAGAATACGAGGTGTCTGTCGGGTGTTGAAACTAGTACGTGACGAGATGCTGTTGGTGCATTAGCAATGATTGTGGCTCTTGTGCTGGTACCGCTAGTTGCGTCCCATTCAAAACATTTACCATTATAAATTAATGCTATTAATTTAGTTCCATAGTTGTCCAGAATCCATAGGCCTGGATCAATAGTAAAGTCTGCAGAAGAAGGGTCACCCCATGCGACGTAGTCTGTAATATTGGTGACAGTGGCGCCAGAACTATGAAGCGCTCTTGTTGTTCCGTTAACCGAACGCGATCCTCCGCTTAGAGTATTGGTTGCTGTGTCATTAGCAGTGAAACTAATGTCTTCTGTTCCAATTCTAATTTCACCTGTTGAAGGAAAAGCGGCCGAACTGGTTAGAACCACATCGGTGACTGCCGCATCATCAATAAGTGTTGTTGCTAGAGTAGTTGTTGCTGGACCTGCTGCAGTTCCAGACCATGTTCCTGTTCCCCAACCATAGCCCCCTAATTGTTGTGCGGGTCCTACTGAATAATAACACAAGGCCGAAGCTGAACCGCTGGCAGACAGAGGTGTCCCTGATTCTTGGGTATCCATTGTAATGGTAAAAGTGGTAGCAGTAGGTACAGACGCTACCATAAATTTTGTGTCTTCAAAACTACTATCAGTGAAAGTGGATCCTACTGCAGTGACTCCACTTACAGCATCAAACTTAACAATATCCCCATCATTTAAGCCAGTAGTTCCTGGCGATGTTACTGTGACAGTTGTTGAAGAACTTGTACTTGTAAAACTACAACCTGTTAATGTAGTTCTTATAGGGTGTATGTCGTAGTATATCCCCCCTGAATAAACGTATAGAATTCTGTTGGTTCCTAGAGCTGCATATTTAATACCAGCGTTATCATCCCAGTGATGAATTGCTCGTGTGGCTCCAGTTAGTTTATCGGCTCCCAGCTGTTGCCAACCCCCTATTTTTTCCGGGGTACCATATCTAAATCGGACGTTATCACCATCAAACCATTGCCCTTCAGCTCCAGTTTCTGTGACTTGTTTATTAAATCCTGGTACGAAATTTAGTTTTTGCAGCATATAAAAACCTGTTTATTATGACTTATAGCAGATATGAGAGGAATTCAATACGTTAAAAGCAGGAGACTTCTGTGGTGGAGTTGCCTCCTGCCAGATTATTTTATAAACTATTTTTTAGGAGGTGTAAAGCCTTTAGTCTCTAATTTAGCTTTATAAACAGGGATAGGAAAAATAACACTAATTAATGTTTCAATCATTTACCTTTTTTTACAGGGCCTTTAAACCAACCGGGAAGTCCCAAGAAGGGGCGACCATCGAACTTATTTTTCGCGGCGTCTTTCTTGTTAGCATCATTATAATGCAAGAAAACTTGTACACAATCTTTACCAGGAAAAGCTTCACGCCAATGCTCTAAATCACATCCAGAATAAATAAGCATGTCGCCTGCCTCTAGTTCTATTTTGATACCTGCTTGATCTATTTTTCCCGAAGGCTCTAAATAAAGAGGCCATGGATCCCCTCCTAAATTTAAAGTAGTAGATATCTCACAGGAGAATCTATCTTTATGTCGATGAAGAACATCCCCAGTCTTATAAATCCTGGCATAGGCATAAGTTTCATTTAGCTTATAGCCGGTTTCTTTTTCCATCATTGGTTTTAAATCTTCCAACAATGTTTCCATTGCTATATCTCCATAATGAGAATAGGTATTGGGAACTTGATCATCGTTCCATATTCCCCAATACTCTGTAAAGGGGGACATATATTCTTGATCAAATAAAAAGCGGGCCGCTCGTCTTCGCTTTAAAAAATAAGAACAGATAAACGAGGATAGTTCTTTGGATATTACTCCTCTTAATACTTTGTATTTAGTTTTTTGGAACGACATTTTTTCCTTTCTTTAATTTATGATCTATTAAAGTTTCAACAAAATCTGGACTACGTTTTCTAGGGTGTTGCCCTAGAGTTGCATGAATATGCGCAGCCCGAACGGGGTCTATGTCTTTTAGTTTAATAATATTAATTACTTTATTTTTTTTGGACATTTAATACTCCTTTAGGTATGGCCTGACAGTTCCAATGAATGAATCTAAAAGGCTCATAGCCCATATCTACCACATACAGATGCGGCATGTATGAAGGAAAGAAAATCATCCTTCCAGGTTTTACTTCATAATTAACTTGAGAACTGGCATAAGTTATTTTAGACATATCTTTTTGAGGTAAAAGATTCATCAGGTTTCCTGCTCTTGGGTCGTCAAATACTGGTCTTGATGTTTTTTCACTAGCTTTTAAAAAATAAAAACCAGACATATGACCATTCCAATGGGTATGTAGGGTATGATGTCCACCACCCTTTTTAGCAAATTCCTGCACCCACATTTCTGTGATAAATAATTGATGATTGTCCATACTAAAACCCATCTCTTCCAATAGATTATGGGCTGTAGCACCTATGTAATTAGTTAATTGGTTAAAGTTAGGATCTCCAACTAGAGGAGTTGAATGAAAAACATTACCCATGTCTCCTCTGTCGCCAAACTTTTTATTTCTTTTAGCTATATCTTTTTTTAAATTTTTCTTTGCTGCTTCAATATATTTATCCGAAGCCTTATTTAAATCCTTAACAAATTCAGGAGCATCGGCAAACCATATCGGACATTTAAAATAATCTTCTCTATTTAATTGGGTTGGAAATGTTTCAGCACTCCCGCAGGATATCTTATCTAATTCTTTTGGATTTGTTTTCATTTAAATGGCCATCCTAAATTCCATATAACTAAACTATATCTTACTCCTTTGGTTACTGTTTTTACCCTGTGCCATAAATCTCCTGGGAACACTATGATAGATCCTTTAGGCCTAATTTCTTTTATAACCCTGGTGCTGCGTTTTTTATCGGGGTCCGTGTCTCTAAAGTCTACTTCAAAGTCCCCGCCTTTATATTCTTTTCCATCACATAAAGACACAGTAACTGAAAGTTTTCTAATTTTTCCATGAGAGGGAGTATTGGGTTTATTATAAATTCCACCCCAGCCATCACAATGCCAATCATAATACTGGCCTTTATTATATTTTGTAAATTGGCAGGATTCGCTATAATCCCATTGAAAATTCCAGCCTGCACTAGCATTTGCTCGGTGAACATAAGGCTGAATTTCTTTATAGATCCAATGTTTATTTAACCAAACAACGTTTGAATCTCTTTTCTTTTTTAAATCTTTAATTTGATTTGAGTTTAATTTTTTTGGATCTTTATAGCTGCCAGTGACTGCCATTTGATCTTTAATGGAGGTTGCGTATTTTATAATTTCATCACAGATTCTACCGGGAACGACTGATTTAAAATACCAAAACTGATTATGTAGGTTCATATGTCTTTATGGGACATTCATATATTAAATAAATAGAAAAGTAAAGAGAATTAAGAAGCTGGAATTTCCTTTCAAGAAGTTATGCCTTCATCCCATTGACAAGTATCTATTTTATTTAGGCCATCTTCCTTCTGCTGCTGCTTGAAATTGTGATTGTATTGACCACACACCATTTGCTTTATCTAATTCTTTTACGACGACGATTCCTGATCCTCCATTACGTCCACTTGCAGGACTTGTTGAAACGCCTCCTGCTCCACCACCTGTGTTAGCGCATCCATTAGCCGAGTTTCCGACACCACCTCCACCAGGACCCGCAGTACCACCACTACCAATTTGAGAACCACCACCGCCCCCACCAGCGTAAGTAACATCTGAACCTGTTATTGTACTTGGCGAACCTGCTCCACCATTACCGCCTGGACCATTGGGTGAACCATTAGCACCAACTGCTGATGCACCACCACCGCCACCACCTGTATCTGAACAAGTAGGACTTGGAGATGGACTAGCAGTACCACCATTGTTTCCTTGACATGCTACACCATTTCCTCCAGCGTTACCTGATCTACCACCGCCGCCACCACCAGAACCGCCTGGACCACCAGCTACACCGTCGCCACCTCTACCCGAACCACCACCTCCACAAGATGTTGTTGTTAAGAATACTGAATCTGAACCTGTACTTCCTAGTCCTGGAGAACCCCCACAAGATGAACCAGAGCCACCGCCACCAACAGTCGCTGTGTAAGGTGTTGAAGCGCATACACTTATACATGAAAGAGCTCTAAATCCACCAGCACCGCCACCACCAGATCCTTGAGGTGCTCCTGATCCACCACCACCAGCTACAACTAAAATTTCAACAAGTCTAGTTCCTGCTCCTGTAGTGACTGCTCCTGTAGCTGTTTTAGTTGTGGTTACACCTTGACCGTAAGAAGTGTTATTAGTTACTCCGATTATGCCGCCGTTTGAAGGACTAGCCATATGAGTCTCCTTATGCGGACACCCAAGTTAACCCTGAAGCGTCCCAGTTATATGAATTATTGTCTTGGTCTGTTGCAGTCCATTTTTGTCCTGGTTCATCCCACTGAATTCTTTTATCTGTAGTATCAGTTGGATATGTAACTGGAGCTTGCCAGTCATCATTTTCGTCTAATGCCCATGAATCATATGGCTGTTGATTTAAAAATTTGTCTTTTGCAGTGTCATAAATAAAACCTTTACCGCAATATTGTTTTCTGAAATTATGATTGTAAGAAGTTTGTTTCCAAGTTCCACCTTTGAAAAAATTAATACACCATGTTTCACCATCAACATGCATGTCATTGGTTCCTAAAGGTCCCGCTGCTGTTGAAACATCGTTGCCAACAACGATTACTCTTTTAACCACTAAATGGGTATCGGATGTAAATCCTGTTGGATCTATTTTTGATTCTAATTCTGCGAAATGTGCCATATAACTCTTTTAATATATTTTCTATTTATTGTCAATTAGTCCAATTTCCATCTTTTACGAAATCATATACGGTATTCATATGCCAAACTCCTGGTGCTTCTTTTACACCATATGCGGCTTCTTTTACTACTACAATACCCGAACCACCAGCTTTTCCAGTACTGCACGCGCCAGGAGTTCTCATAGCACCTGCACCACCACCAGTGTTAACTACTCCTGCTCCATTAAAAGCTGGACCAGGAACTGGTGCTCCACCACCTCCGTCTCCACCACCACCTGGTCCACCTGGAACAGCTGTTCCTGGAATTCCTGAAGTACCTCCACCACCACCAGCAAATAATCCTGGTGCAGTAGGACCTGCGTCTGGAGCGTCAGCTGCATAAAAAGGTTGAGGTGCTGATCCAAATACTGGAGTTACATCAAAACCACATCCACCTGGAGTTCCACCGCCACCACCTGCGCCTTTTCCACCGCCACCACCACCAGCTCCACCAGAACAGGGTGAGGATTTTCCTGAATTACCTTGACATGCTGTTCCAACGGCTCCTGCGTTAGGTACCGGGGGAGCACATCCTGCTCCTCCACCACCTGAACCACCAGCGGCTGCTACGTTAGAATAAGCTCCACCTCTACCACCACCAACGGCTGCTGTTAAGCAGCCAAAAGTTGTATTAGTTCCACTTGTGTGAGAGTAAGCACATGAACCTATTCCGCCACCACCGATAGTTACTGTTGTTCCACTAGTTACTGTTTCACAAGTTAGCATCAACAAACCACCAGCTCCACCACCACCTGCGTGTTGAGAACTACTTCCACCACCACCTGCAAGAATCATAACAGTTGCACCTGTTCCTGGATAACCTGTTGATTTATTATATGTACCTGATGCTGGGAATGCTACATTGTTTGCAGCGACCGGTGAACATGTTACAGTGTTGATAGGTCCAATTATTCCGCCATTTCCAGCCATAATATAAACCTCCTATGCGTCTGTCAGTAATTCAAATGTGATTGTAAGATCTAAGTCGCCAGATGCACTTGCATTAGCTTGTAGGTTATCTCCTTCTCTTAAATAAATAGGAGTATCAGAAATTACTAAAGAAGCATCTGCTGGTACTGAAATTGTTTTTGCTAAATAAGTTGTTGCGTCTGCGCCAGTAACTGTTGTGTTTGTAAAAGTTTGTGCGGCTGTAACAATTGCTACATCAACATCTGCTGCGGCTGAACCATCAACATTTGCGACAACAATTCTATTAATTTTTAAAAGATAACCAGTATCAGGATCTATTAAATTAACCAGTCCACCTGTAGGTAGATTCCATCCTAATGTTCCAGCTGTGATTGCTGTTACGTTTACTATATTTGGGTTTGCCATAATTTAATTCCTTTTGTTTATTTATCCGAAAATCATTGCCATTGCAATAGCTTTTCCTGTTGATATTCCTGCTGCCGGAAGAGTAGCAAAACTCATAGCTCCTGATCCGTCTGTTTTTAAGTATTGATCTGCTGATCCATCCGCAGCTGGTAGTGTATAAGCTGGTTGAGCAGCGCGTGTGCCAGCGGATCCTCTAGTACTTACCATTCCTGAACTACGAATATCCGTTCCATCATGATAACAAAAAATATTACCATATTTAGGAATAAGTATTCCTGTTGCACCTGTGACTTTAAAAGTGATTGTATTTCCAGCAGCTCTAGTCGTGCTATCTATAACTAAAAATGGTTTTAAAATATCTGCTGTTCCACCAGGAGAAGACCCTGATCCTGCTTCATCAGCAATATCTAAAATTCTGTTTCCAGCAGTTGATCCAGTAAGTTGTATAATAAAAGCTCTACCATCATAGGTTCCAGTAGAGTTATCTGGGATCGTTAAAGTTCTATCAGCATCCATTGCGATAGTGATCCACCCAAACGTATCTCTAAGATAATTTAAATTTAGATTAGTATTAGTTCCCCATGTACCGGCGTTTTCGCCAGTAGTCATTAAATTGAAACCCAGTGAATTATAATTTGATGCCATAAATCTCCTT